CGGTGGCTTACCCCATCAATGATTTGCTGGACATACTCGATGATACCATGGAGCTGGTCATCCTCTATCACGTGATTCCCTCCGACGCCACCGTCATGGGCGAACAGTGTTGCGCCTATTCCGACCCTACCTTCGACTTTATATATAAGGTAAACTGCATCACCGACGATTCCGGCATGTGCGACACCATCTACGTGACGCTCTACGACTCCTTGGAGATGCTCGGCATAGAAGTGCAGAACGAACTCGAAGAGCAGACCTCCAAGAGCGGCGAAGTGGTGTTTGCCCGTTCCATGAGCGATGTATTGCGTGACTTTATCCGATGAGCCGCCCATGAAGGAAACAATGTACAGCAAGCTCGTGAGCCTGATTCACAAGCACCGCACATGGGTCACCATCCTGGATAGTAAACGCGAATGTATGCTGATGGCTCGTTCCGGAACCGAGCTTCGCCTTGTGCGACGCCGGGTGTTGTCGCTGGTCGCCACCAAGCCGCGTGGCGTCTATGAGCGAGGCCACGTATGGGACATCACCGAGGACCGACTGGACAGAGCCATCCGCAGTATGCGCCGCGACCATAAGTTCGTGGAGCGTTGGAAGCGCGATGTCCTCCTTGTGGACGATGCCGAGCGGATCATCCGCCATGCCTCCAACGGCTTTCTGAATCTCGAACTCGAAGAGAAGCCGGACAAACAGTAATCACAAACCCCTTATGATATGATTGTATTTAAGATACTCTACTTCGCCTCCTTCCTGCTCCCCATGCTGGCGTGGCTCCTCTGCAAGAGTCGTCGCCCCGCCGTCCGCTATTTCCTTCGGAGCATGGAGCTGCGTTAGAGGAAGCGATTAGGATGCTGAGTGCGGAGGATGTATCGGGGTTGTAGACAGATATATATATGCAAAACAGCCGCCACGTAACGGGCACAAAACGAAGCGTATAAAATGGCGTGGAGATGATATGCTTTGAAATTGTTGGAAATGTGTAAGTTATGATAAATTATCGAATGAAACGGCGTAAAACGAAGCGTTTACAATGGTTTAATTTCGATTTACAAATGAGGATATCGAGATGGGCGGTGAACGCTCGAAAATTTACATCAAATTTATGAAGGTTTATGTAGCGGGGATCTGGTTGCTAATTGGCGCCGGATCCCCGCTCGCTGTGTGTGCACACGGAGGATGTCTGGAGATGGAGATAGGTATTGAAGAATGGCTGAAAATGGGGGTGTGATACCGGGTAAAGATAGGGCTTGAAATGTGGAAAGTAGAATGGGAATAGAATGAGTTTAGAATAGTAGAAGAATGCAATGCGACCGGCATCTGAATGTGCGATTCGAAAGATCCACAAATGCGATCTGAGAGGCTTCTGAACGCGATTTAGGTGGATCGTAGAACGTGATCTGAGGAAGCAGAGAGATGAATTTGTGCGGGGGTAATGAAGGAAAAATTAAAGCAAAAAGGAAGCAAAAGACGAAGCGAGAAATGAAGCGAGAAACGAAGCGAGATCAAAGATAAATCAGGGAGGCTATAGATAGGTCGCGAAAGGCAGCGGGTGGAGCTCCAGTGGTAGAAAGCCGGAGCAAGAAGTCGGCTCGACGTATAGTGGGTTGAAGGGCTCTTCGAGGGGAGTCTTCGACGAGTTTAGAATGGATTCTGAGAAATGTTCGAAGACGGCGAAGATGGGTAAATTTATGCACAAAATAAGTGTTGGTGTGCACATGAGATTGGAATAGGGATATGATTAGGGATATGCAATAGGGATATGTTTTGAGATATAATAGGGATATGAATTTGGGGTTGCGAGGGTACAAATAGCTGGGTGGACAAAAATACCATTTTGAAAAAATCGAAGGCAAAAAACGAGGAATGAAATAGAGGAAAATTACCCCCTATTTTAGGGCAAAAATGGCGCAAATATGGGTTAGAGAATATTGTGCACGGGGGTATATGTGCGGATGGAAGATGCGAGGGGGGATCACTGCCTTGAATAGAGGTTTCACAGGTGGTCAGAGCGCGATGTCGGAGGATCTGTGGAAGGCAACTGGAGGATGGCAGAGAAGCAGTGGGGTTTGTCGGGGTAGTCAGAGCGCGATGTCAGAGGATCTGTGGAAGGCAACAGGAGGATGGCAGAGGAGCAGTGGGGATTGTCGGGGTAGTCAGAGCGCGATGTCGGAGGATCGGTGGAAGGCAGCTGGAGGATGACCGAGGAGCAGTGGAATTGTCGGGGGTGGTCATAAGGCAGTGGCAGAAGATCGAAGGAAGGTAGCATGAGGAAGATGCCCGAAAGGCAGGGACGGCAGAGGGGCGGCAAAGTGATAGCAATGGATTGATGGATGGAGACAGAGCTTGATCTGGAAAATTAGCGAAAGACGATGCAGGAAAATGAGAAAATGAAACAATCTTGGTGCGGAGATAGGTTCTGGTGTGCGAGATAAGTCCGGGTGTGCGATGGATCTGAATATGCGGAGATAAGTTAGGGCGTGCAAGATAAGTCCGGGTGTGCGATGGATCTGAATATGTGGAGATAAATCAGGGTGTGCGATAGATCTGAATATGTGAGATAGGTTCGGGTGAGAGAATATAGAACGGTGAAAGAAAATAGAGTGGCATAGGAAAGACATCCTAAGAGTGTTCGAAGGGCGTTCTAAGGTGATTGAGAGGAATGTGTAGGTAGTGATTGAGAGGGTAAGGGCAGTAGTGTTTAAGGGTAAGGTAGATAGCGTTGTAAGGTCGGGATAAGGAGAATTAAGGTCGAGGTAAGGGGATTGTAAGGTCAGGATAAGGGAAATCAGAGGATGCGGACGAGGGCAGTGACGATGGCGATGTGATAGATGTCGTCACGATGGAGCTCGAAGGGGTCGTAGGCAGTGTTCTCGGAAACGAGGAGCACGGTGTCGGGGGAAGATCCGGGACGGAGGCGTTTGAGGACAACGCCTTGGGTGGTGTCGAGGACATAGGCCTTGCCCCACTGGAAGAAGAGGTCGGAAAGAGATAGGCGACGGCAGGCTACGAGGTCGCCGGAGTGATAGAGCGGAACCATGGAATCGCCGCGGACGGGGATGATGTAGTCGGCAACGACGCCGGGGATGACGAAGCGATCGCAGTCGGCGTCCATCACAGAGACCTCGCCGCGAAGGTAGCCCGCCATGGCGTCGACGGTAATGAGGGGGATGCCCATGGAAGGATCTACAGAGGGAGTTGCCTCGGCGGTCGGTTGATCGACTGTGGAAAGATTATCGGGATTTGTTACGATTTCGGGCGAATTCTCACCTCTGAGTTGACAATTTTGTTGCTTGTTTCGGAGCATCTCTCCTTGTCCAGTTAGTAGCCACTCAGATGAAACGTCGTAACTTCTTACGATTTTTTCGAGAAAATCTGCTTTCGGCATATTTCCTTTTATATATCCGCGAATATTCGCCTCACTAACCCCGATATGGGCAGCTAAAAGCGTGTTTTTGCCATCTGCTAAGGTATCTACTACCTGTTTGATTCTGTTGTGAATTGTGTCGAGGTTATCCATGATTTTTGATATTAAATCGAAATTTCTCACGAAAAGTTTTGGCATATTCGTAAAAAGTTGCGAATATTGCAGCGTGTTCCAAGATGAACGTCGCGCCAAAGTTACAAAACAGGAGCGAAAAACACAAACCTAAAACGAGAGAATATGATAAGTAAGAAAATCAGAGGTCGGCAGCAGAACCGGACAGGTTCAGGGCAAACGTATTCAGCGGTCTTGGTTCCACTAAGTAGTGGTGGTTCAGAGCTGATAAGTTGCATAGAAGGTGAAGCCACAGAAAAGCGGTATATTCAGGAAGAGTGGTTATGTCGATTTCGAAAGAGTCCCCTTCTCGACAAACACATGGTGTCGGCTGCGGAACTTGGCGACTCGGCAGAACGCCGATGGTATTAAGCGGTGAAACAATCGCGGCGAAGATAACGAATTCTACAACTTAAAACTGATAAACACTATGGTAACAAGGAGAATGACAAAGGAGTTGATGGAGGGTGCTACGATGGCCGTGGCGCCGACGGCTGCGCACCCAGTGGACGATGTGCAGAAGGGAACGACGGTGGTAGCGGAGGAGGTATCGGTGGCAGCAGCTGCGGAGCGAGAGGCTGAGACAAGGAGGTATGAGTGTCGCCGAGTGAGGGAGGAACGGGAGGCGGTGGTGCCGCAGGAGCTGAGTATCGAGGCGCTGCGAGCCGCGTTGGAAGAGAGGAGACGTCGGATAGCGGTGACGTCGGAGGATGTGGCGTTCCTGACGGAGGTGTTCCGCTGTACGGCACGTATGGTGCGTGGGGCGGTGTCGTATGAGCGAGACAGCAACTTGGCACAGCGGATCCGACTGGCAGCACGTCAGCATGGATGCGCGGAGGTGTGGGAGCTGCCGGTGGTGGAGACGCTGCACGACGCGAACGGCTGCATGGTGCAGACGCTGGGCAACGGGGTGCTGTTGGTCTTCAGCAAGCAGTTCGGGTGGTGTAGGGTCTTCGCCGGCAACAGGTTGGTGCGTCAATATGACGAGGTGCGGGTGTGCGACATCGAGGCGATACAGCAATGGGCCGGCAGCTTACCGGTGAAGCACGTGACGGCATGAGCGGAGAAAGGAGTGCGAAAGCTATGGAGTATTACGATGGAAGATGGTGCATCACGCTCGACGAGTTGGTAGAGGGCGGTGTGATGAGCCTGTCGAACTACAAGCGGATGGTGCGTGAGCAGCGGCTGAAGGTCTTGCGGCAAGGACGCGGACCGGGCAACTACGCTCTGGTGAGTGTGGAGTCGTTGCCGGATCGCTTCAAGGAGCGCGTGTATGCCGCGTATCCGTATGGCGACCGCCAGATGTTGGATGGCTGGGTGCGCTCGAACTATGAGTTGGATCAGAGAGCGGTGGTCTACTTCAACGACCTCGAAAGCACTGGTGTGGGGCTGAGTGCGGAGCGTAAGCATGAGTATATTGTGAACGCTTCGGTGCTGAACTGCTGCATCAAGCTGCATGACAACGGGGTCCTGATCAACAAGCTGATGGGCAGAGGCTACGACTGGGAGATGATGGCGGCGACGGTGGAGAGCCTGCGTCGGCAGGTGGGACATACGTTGCCGACGTCGACGCTACGGTTCCGCAAGAAGGTGGCTGAGTACCGGCGGGAGGGCTACGGGTGCCTGATCAGCGGGAAGTTCGGGAACCAGTCGGCGCGGAAGGTGGATCAGAATACGGAACGGCTGATCCTGTCGATAGCGGTGCTACCGAATAGACCGACGGTGCCACAGGTGGTGGAGCTGTACAATCAGTTCGTGTGCGGGGAACTGGACATCTACGATCCGCAGACGGGGGAACTGTTCAAGCCGAAGGACTTCGAGACGAAGGAGGGCGAGCCGATGGTGCTGAGCGAGTCGACGGTGACGAGCTACATGACGCTGCCTAAGAATCGCGTCCTGATAGAGCATAGGCTGAATACGTTCACGACCTTCATGCACGAGTCGATGCCGCACATGCACCGGCACGCGCCGGAGTTCTCGCTGTCGAAGGTGACGTTCGACGACCGCGACCTGCCGCGCAAATTGCGGGACACGAAGGCAAGACCGAAGGCTTACTACGCCTACGACGTGGCGAGCCAGTGCTGCATCGGGTATGCGTACAATAGGAAGAAGAATGAGGACTTGGTGGTGGAGATGTTCCGCAACATGTTCCGACTGATCGAGCGTAAGGGCTGGGGCTGCCCGATGGAGGTAGAGGTGGAGAACCACCTGATGAGCCAGTGGAAGGAGAGCTTCTTGAAAGCCGGGGTGATGTTCCCCTTCGTGCGCTTCTGCGCACCGATGAACTCGCAGGAGAAGACGGCAGAGGCCTTCAACGGGGCGAAGAAGCGCAGTGTGGAGCATCGGAATCATGTGGGCATCGGAAGGTTCTACGCTAAGAACTCGCGCTACCGGACGGAGAGCCAGAAGGTGTTCGACGAGGAGAATGACCGCTATGAGGACTATGAGTACTACAGCTGGGAGCAGCTGATCGCGGAGGATATGCGGGATATAGAGGAGTATAACAATGCGCTGCATACGAATCAGCGGAAGTATCCGGGCATGACGCGGTGGCAGGTGTTGGAGGCGAATCTGAATCCGACGTTGCAGCCGCTGAACCGCGCACTGATGGCACGCTATGTGGGCGAACATCTGCAGACGACGATACGACGGAACAGCTACTGCCGGATCGAGTACACGGACTGGTGGCTGAGCAGCACGGAGGTGTTGGAGAAGTTGGCGCCGAACAATTATAAGGTGGACGCCTATCTGCTGCGTAATGAGGCGGGCGAGGTGACGGACGTGTATATCTATCAGCGGGATATGTTGGTGGATCGGCTCGAGAACGTGGGCACCTATAATACGGCAGCGGCAGAGACGACGGCGCAAGATCGGGAGGTGTTCGTGGAACAGCGGAAGAAGATAGCCGCCTTCAACCGCTACATCAGCGAGCACGCGATACGCCGAGTGGGCATCGTGGAACGACCACGTGTGGCGCTGCCTGCAGAGGAGCCGGGACACCGAGGGGAGAGCTGCGCCGACCTGCTCGTAGAGCTGCCACCGCCGAAAGAGGGCGTCGAGGACTGGATGCAACCGCCCACGAGGAATATGCCCCACCACGCATTGGAAAGCCTCTGACAGCCGAGGGCGCAGAGAGATAAACCCATGTATAGATGATGGTAGATAACTATAGATAAAAGTAACACAACAAAGACATAACTATGATTACGACAGAGGTACAACAGAAGATCATCAGCGCGATAGAGACGAATCGCGCCAACTACCCGAGCGATGCGAAGCACGCGGCATCGTTAGGCATCAGTAGCAGCGTGTACAGCTCGCTACGCAACGGAAAGACGGAGCGGATGATGAGCGAGGCGATGTGGATCACGGTGGCGCGCAAGTTGGGCGTGCATCTGCGTGGCGAGATGGAGTGGCGCCCGGCGAAGACGGAGACCTACGAGTTTGTGACGACGCAGCTGAAAGCGTGTCAGGAGAGCGGTCTGAGCGCCATACTCTGCGACCTGCCCAACATCGGGAAGACCTATACCGCCCGGCTGTATGTGGGCAGCCATGCGAACGCCGTGTATGTGGACTGTTCGCAGGTGAAGACGAAACGTAAGCTGATCCGGAAGATAGCGGCGGAGTTCGGGGTGGACAGCAAAGGAAGCTACAGCGATGTGTATGATGACTTGGTGTACTACCTGCGCTCGATAGAGCGACCGCTGATCGTGTTGGACGAGGCGGGCGACCTACAGTATGAGGCGTTCCTCGAACTGAAAGCGCTGTGGAACGCGACGGAAAGGTGCTGCGCATGGTATATGATGGGTGCGGACGGACTGAAGGAGAAGATCAACCGCTCGATAGAGTGCCGCAAGGTGGGCTACACGGAGATGCTGAGCCGCTATGGCGACCGCTACAGCCGTGTGACGCCGGAGGACGGTAAGGAGCGCGAGAAGTTCTTGATGCGTCAGGCGGTGGCTGTGGCGCGGGTGAACGCTCCGGAGGGGGCGGACGTGGCGGCCTTGGCACGCAAGACGGGTGGCGGACTGCGACGGGTGTACACTGAGATTGAGAAACTAAAAAGACAATAAGACTATGAGCAAGAGACAGGTTAGAAAGGAAAGTGTCGGTGCGGATAGAGGATATCGAGATTATAACATTTACGGTGAGTGAAATCATGCGATTAAATTTTGAGTGAAAAACATAACACAATAAATATATTGAGAAACATGAAAAGAGCATATAGTCCGAAGGACATATTGAGAAAGAGCTACAAGACGATACCGTGGGAAGGACGCTGGAAGCAATGCTTCGGGGAACCGGAACGGAATGAGGTGTGGTTCATCAGTGGGGCGAGTGCCTCAGGTAAAAGCAGCTTCGTGATGCAGTTGGCTAAGAAGTTATGCGAGTATGGTGTGGTGCTGTACATGAGCTATGAGGAGGGCACGAGCCAGTCGTTCAAAGCCAGACTGGAGCGCTTCCATATGGGGGAGCGACAGGGACGCTTCCGAGTGGTGGATACGGACACCTATGAGGAGTTAGTGGAGCGGCTGAAACGCCCGAAGGGACCGAGCTTCGTGATCGTGGACAGCTTCCAACACTCGAAGATGAGCTATGAGCAGACGGAGGAGCTGCACAGGCTGTTCCCGCATAAGAGCTTCATCTACATCTCGCAAGAGTCGAAGGGACGCCCGATGGGGAAGCCGGCGGAAAGGCTGAAATACTTGGCGGGTGTGAAGATCCGCGTGATCGGCTATGAGGCATACTGCCAAGGTCGCTTCATCCCGGAGCCGGGGGTGCGCTTCACGGTGTGGGACGAGGGAGTGCTGAAAACCACGAATAACCTGCCGGGACATCAACCGACAGATCACCATAAGGAACACGAATCATGAGCGCTATAGAACAAGACCTGTTCGTGCAGCCCCCGGTGACGTTGCGACCGGGGCACATGACGGAGAGGATGGAGAGCCGATGGCATGAGTGCCCACTGTGTCACAGGGTGGGACGCATCATGGGCGAAGATGAGCAACATGAGTTGGTGTATAAGTGCTGTCCTATGTGCGAGGGCAGCGGACGGCTGAAAGCCGAGGTAACGGTGCACTGGGTGCCGGAGAGAAACGGGCATCGGGAGTGAGAAAACGAAAGATCAGAGATAAACCAAGAAAAAACATTGATAAAACCCAAAAACAATGGAAAAAGAAGAGAAACAGTGTGTGAACGGCAGCGGCACAGAGGGAAACCGGAACTATGGACGGTTCTACGCGCTGCTGCATCAACTGAGCCAGACGCCCCATTTGGGGGGCGATGCGGAGGAGATGAAGCGTGACTTGGTGTACCGCTACACGCTGCACCGTACGACGAGTCTGCGCGAGATGACGCTGCAGGAGTATCAGTTGATGTGCCGCACGATGGAGCATCTGTTGGTGGACGAGATGGCACGCCGCAAAGAGCGTAGCCGGGTGCTGCGCCAGATGCAACGCATGGGCATAGAGACGACGAACTGGAGCAGGGTGAACGCCTTCTGTATGGATGCGCGCATCGTGGGGAAGCCGTTCGGGAAGCTCAACGTAGAGGAGTTGGCAAAGCTCCGCGTGAAGCTGTATATGATAGAGCGACACGGAGGCTTGGAACAGGTGGAACGGCGAGTGGGCGCAGAGGCGCTGAAGGCGATGCAATGAGCCGTATGCCGCGAGGTGCCCAGAGCCAGACGAGGATGCACCAAGAGGAATCATTAGCGCAATAATCTATTCACAAAACAAGAAACAAAAAAAACAAGAAACATTATGACAGACGAAAGACGCAGAGTCCGTGTGATCATGAGCCTGATCTACGAACAAAATCAAGACCTGAACGAGCGAGAGTATCGCTCCGTGTTGGAGGGCATCAAGTATGAGATAGAGAAGGATCTGGAGGAGGAACCGAAAGAGATCTATGAGGAGGAGTGAGTATGGACGGAAAGATGCTGAAAGTAGCGACGCTACAGGCGCTGACAGAGGAGCTGATGGAGCACTTCGTGGACACGGTGGGAACGCTCCGCCAAGGGTATGAGGAGACGCTGACCGCCGAAGAACGTGAGGCGTCGGAGCCGTATCAAGGGGTGAAGGCGCTGGAGGAACTGGCCTGCGATGTGTATCGGTCGGTGACAGAGCAGGGCGAGGAATGAGCCAAGGATCCATAGAGAACCAATGAACATCAAAACAAACCATTAAACGAAAAAACTATGAGTGTAACAAACATGAAGAGAGTGAAGAAGTTGGTGCTGACAGGTACCACGAGAGAGGCGGCGGACGAAGCCTTCAAGGAGTATGCCAGCGCAGTGGCAGAGATCACGAAGGTGACCGCCGAGATCGAGTTGGAATGTGTGCGTGTGCGCGATGCGCGCGCCGGAGTATTGGAAAGCCTATCGCGCCGACGGGATGAAGCCTTCGAGCTGCTGCACGCCTACGCGACGGAGCACCAAGAGGAACTCTTCGCGAAACGCAAAAGTCTGGAAATGGCGCAAGGCACGATAGGGTTTCGTACCGGCACGCCGAAATTGAAGACTCTGAAGGGCTTCACGTGGGCGAGCGCGCTGCAGCTGGTGAAAGAATTCCTGCCGAACTACGTCCGCAAGGAGGAAGAGATAGCCAAAGACAAGTTGTTGGCAGATCGGGAGGTGACGGTGACGACAGGCGTTGGCGCCTCGGAATCTGAGGAGGTGCCGATGCTGACGCTGATGGCTAAGTGCGGCATCACGGTGGCGCAGGACGAGACCTTCTTCGTGGAACCGAAATCGGAGGAGACGGCATGAACAGGCACTCAAGGATAGAGGACTGCGGCACGCGAGATGAGACAAGTGAAAGTGAGCAAGAAAGAAAGAGACGAGAAAGAGACGAAAGAGACGATTCAGAAATGATAAGAAGTTAAGCGATTCGGTTATTAAAGAATGATCACAGAGATCCGGGCGTCGGGAGACGGTCGGATCTCGCATTTTTAGCCCCGGCGGGCGAAAAATAATGTGGTGAAAGTGTGCGTAATATGGGAAAAAGTTTTACCTTTGTATATAGAAAAAAACATAAGCCTATGAGAGAGCGTCGTCGGGGTGTGAGCTACCAAAAACGGGTGCACGACATCAATGCAATTTATGACCGATATGCGAAGACAGGACTGTCGAACAGGGAGATCTGGCGGCGGTACATCTGGCCGACGTATATGATCTCGGAGAGGACGCTGTACAACCTGCTGAAAGCACCGGAGCAGCATCGCATGGCGTGCGTGATGGAATTGTCGCTATTCGAGTGATGGAGCGGGTGGATATGCAGGGAGTGATCCGCAACATACTGCGAGACCTCCGCGTGGAGCTGACAGATGAGTTCGATAAGAACTTTGAGCGGCAAGCCTTCTTCAGCGAGGCGTGGCAACGGCGGCGGAGTCCGCTGCGTCCGGGCGGGACGACGCTGATGAATACGGGCGCCCTGCGCCGCAGCATCGGGAGCCGCGAGGAGGGCGATAGCATCATATTCAGCAGTACGCTGCCCTATGCCGCGATACATAATGAGGGAGGCGATATAGAGGTGACGGCGCGCATGAAGCGCTACTTCTGGGCTAAATATTATGAGACGGCAGGCACCTTCGGACGCCGGAAGGATGGGACGAAACGCCGAGACCGACAGACACAGCAGCTGACGACGGAGGCGGAGTTCTGGCGGTGTATGGCACTGATGAAGGTGGGCAGCAAGATCAGGATCCCGAAACGTACGTTCGTGGGGTATGCCCCGGAGGTGGAACGCTCGGTGCGCGAGATCATAGAGGAGAATTTGACAGAATACTTCAACAGCATAAAGCTACAATGAGCATGAGAAAGGAGATCTATATGGCTGTGTTGGAACGGCTGAAGGCGATGACAGAGATACGCTATGTGGATCTGTGGAACCAGAATGTGGCGTTCATCGAGCAGGAGGCTGCATGGGAACGCCCGGCAGTGTTCGTGGAGTTCGACCCGATCGTGTGGGGACGAGTGAAAGAGGCGGCTATGGTGACGCAAGGGACGCTACAGCTACACGTGGTGACAGACTGGCAAGGGTCAGCCGCCTCGGACAGCGAGACGCGATCAGAGTCGCTACAGGCGTTCGACCTGTTGGATCGGATCCGCACAGAGATGGAGGGCTTGGAGGGGGCGACGTTCAGCCGCATGACGTTGCAACAGAGTATGACGAATCATAATCAC